GGCGACCCCACCCGGCCCACCCCGCGTTTCTACTCCACCCCGCGTGTCGGACCGATCCCCCTCCTCGCCATCGACGGCGTCGCGGGCAGGGTTGACCCGGAAACGTTCGGCCCCGCCAAGGACCAGCCGGTCCTCGACCAGCCGTACGTACCCCCGCCCGGCGCCGTGCCGGCCGCAGGCACCACCGACCAGGCAGCCGCAGCCGCCGCCGAGAACGCGTACCAGACCCGGTACAACGCGATGGTCCACAACACCGAAGTCGCCAAGGACGGCAGCGCCCAGACCGGGCCCACCACGGGCATCACCTCGGCGACCGGCATCACCGGCTACGACCTCGTCCGCACCACGGACGACGAGGACGACGACCGGGACCAACTAGCCAAACGGGAACTCAGCTCCTTCCACCGTTTCTCTCGGGCGCGCCGACGCGACGGCCGTTGGAGGGACTTCACCTTCCAGCACGTCACCACCCGACAGGCCCGACGCCTCAACCAGGCAGGCCGCCTTGCCGTCCGCAAGGCCACGGGGGAGGTCGCCGTCGCCGGACTCGCCGTCCGCGCCGCCGACACCGGCCGCGTCCTCATGCTGCAGCGGGCCCTCGACCCCGAAGACCCCGCGGCCGGCACGTGGGAGATGCCCGGAGGCCACCTCGAAGGCAACGAGACGCCCCTCCAGGGCGCCTGGCGCGAATGGGCCGAGGAAACCGGCTGCATCCCCCCGCCGGGCACACTCACCGGCACGTGGACCAGCGCGAACGGCATCTACCAAGGCACCGTGTGGACCGTCGACTCCGAGACCGCCGTCCCGGTCAGCACAGGCCGCGGCCAGGTCACCAACCCGGACGACCCCGACGGTGACCAGGTCGAAGCGATCGCCTGGTGGGACCCCTGCCTCCTGGCCGGGAACCCTGCCATACGGGCGGAGCTGCTGGCCAGCCTGCCCAACGTCCTCGCCGCGCTCGGCGTCGACAGCCCCGCGGACGTGGAGAAGGCCGGCGGCGGTGACGCGGACCCAAAAGCCCCGACGCCTGGCCCGGCTGGGACCACGATGAGCGCACCGCCCGCTACTGGGCGCCGCTGATCGCCGCCGCGCTCGGCACCGCACTCACCGTCACGGCCGCAACCCGACTGGCCCAGGCCTTCGCCTCCAACAACGGCGGCAACGGCACGGACCGGCAGACGCTGGCCGCGGCCGCCGCCACCTACCTCACGAGCCAGGACATCACGCCCGGGCCCGCGCTCACCGACGCGCTCGCTGGCCTCTACGCCGACGCCTATCTCGTCGGCGCGGTATCCGCCGCGACCGTGACCACCGGCACCACCAGCAACCTGAACAGCTGGCAGCCCGGCGGCGCCCCCGCAGCACAGGCCGGCATCGAGGACCACGGCACCGGCCCGGCCCTCGCCATGCTCTCGCTTGGGGCCGGCGCCACCGCGGCGGCCCTGACCGCTTCCCGCATCAAGGACGCGGCCAAGGCCCTCGCAGACGGCACCGCAGCCGGCGACACACCGCACAGCATCGGCGCCGCCATGCACGCCGCTATGGCCGACCCCGACCGCGCCTACGCGGCGGCCGTCACCGAAACGACCCGGGCCATCGCGGCAGGAGCAGCCGACGGCTACCGGCGCAGCGGCGTCGCGCACGGCCGCTGGCAGACCGAGCCAGACGGCCGTGTCTGCCCGGTCTGCGAAGCCAATGCCGCCGCCGGAACGCTCCCGCTCGGCAGCACCTATCCCAGCGGCGACGCCTACCCGCCGGCCCACCCCCGGTGCCGATGCGCCGTCCTTCCCGCCTAGGAGGTCCCCGTGCCCGAGCAGCGCTACGTCCTCGGCATCGCCTACCAGGCGGGACCCGACCCGCGGATTCAGAAGGGCGCCGACGGCGGCCGTGATTTCTTCACCCCGGAGGAGCTGGAGAAAGCCGCGTGGAGCTTCCTCCGGGACGGCGGCTCCCAGGTCGGCCTCAACCACATCGACGGCACGACCGGCGCGGCCACCGTCGTCGAGTCGTACGTGTGGCGCGGCCCCGACTGGGACCTCGGCGACGGCGTCGTGGTGAAGGCCGGTGACTGGCTCGTCGGCGCCGTCCTCGACGAAGCCGCCTGGCACCTCTACAAGTCCGGCCGGATCACCGGTTTCTCGCCGCAGGGAACGGCGCGGCGCATTCCCAACAGGAGCAGCTGATGACCACACCCGCTGACGACGAGTTCACCGAGCTGCGTGACGCGACCATCCCCCGCGTGGACCTGGTCGACAAGGCCGCCAACGGCACGCGGTTCCTCATCGCCAAGAACGCCGCCGACAGCCGGGGCCTCATGGCGCCCGGCTTCGTGCGAGACCTGATCGGCAAGACCGCCGAGCCCACGCCCCAGGAGGAGACCGTGACGATGACCGGCAGCCCCGGGGCCATCGCCAAGCTCATGCACGAGGCCGCGCAGCGCGCACGCCGCCGCGACGACGTCGCCAAGGACGCCGGCATCGGCGCCGACCTCGACGACTCCGAGGACGGCCTCGACCCCACGATGGTCCTTGCGGCCCCCGACGACGACGCGCCCGGCGACCCCAACGACCCCGGCTCCCCCGCCTGGGAGGCGATCGACGCGGCCACCGCCCAGAAGTGGACGAGCATCGCGGTCCGCCTCAAGAACGCCCTCGGCGTCCTCGCCGAACGCGAGATGCTCGAAGCCGCCGGTGCCGACCCCGACGACGCCTACGACGCGTGGGACCTGCAAGACGCCCAGTGCGCCCTCGACTACGTGATCGACACTCTCGCGTCGTTCGCCGTCGGCGAGCAGGCCGCAGCCGACCTGGCCGGCGAGGCCATGGCCACCGTCGGCAAGGCCCTCGCCGGGCTGGAACCCGCCGCGCTCGACACCGTCGAGGCCCTCGGCCAGGTCGCCAAGGCCGGCCGCGTCCTCTCCGCGGCGAACGAGGCCGCGATCCGCACCGCGACCGAGCACCTGCAGAAGGTGCTGGCGTCGCTGCCCGAAGCCCCGGTCGTCAAGACCGCCCACGAGGAGCCCGACATGCCCACGCCCACCCCGTCCGAGGACCGCACCGCAGCGGCCGGCGAGGAGCCCGCGATGGGCACCGCCGAGGTCGAGAAGACCACCGAGCCCCACCCCGGCGAGCCGGTGGCCAAGGCCAACGGCGAGAAGCCGCCCGTGGTCGTCGTCTACGACCAGGCCGGGCGCCTCATCGGCATCGTCGACCCCGCCGACGTCACCCCTGTCGCCAACTCCGAAGCCGAGCCCGACGCCACCGGCACCGGCGACACCGCGGACGCCGAGGACGACTCCGCCGACGACGACACCCCCGACCTCGAACCGCAGCCCGCAGCCGACGCCGGCACCCCCGCCGACGCGCCGCCGGACGACGACGAGACCGTCACCAAGACCACCGACACCGACACCATCTCCGACATGTTCAAGAGCAGCCTCCTGGCTGCGGTCGAAGACGTCCTGACGAAGAACAGCGCCGACCAGGCCGAAAAGATCGCCAAGACCAGCGATGCCGTCCTGGAACTGGCGGAACTCGTCGAGACACTCAAGGGCCGCATCGGGGTGCTGGAGGAACAGCCCGCCCAGCCGAAGATCTTCACCAACGGAGCGACCCCGCCGCGCGAGCACATGCGCGGCCAGGACCACGGCGCACCCCCGGCCGTCGACGTCGCCAAGGCCCGCGAACTCAAGGGCGTGCTCTACCGGGGCACCGCCGCCGAGCAGAACCGCGCCGCCAACGACATGCAGGCCGCCGCCATCGCCGCGCTCCAGGCGATCCACCAGCCGCGGTAACCACCCGCACCCAGACACCCCCCAAGCCTCCGGACGAGCGCCCAGCGCCCCGGGGGCTTTCGCATGCCCAGGAGGCACCCCTTGAGCGCATCGCTCGGCAGCATGACCGAGGACACGCTGGCCGCCATCAGCAAGGCCCAGACCAGCGGAATCCTCAACAACACCGGCATCTACTCGTACGACCTGAGCGAGCTCGTCTCCCTCATCCCGGTCGTCACCCCGTTCCGCGACATCGTCGCCCGCGTCAAGAGCCCCAACGGCAACCCCTACGCCGTATGGCGCGCCATCATGAACCTCACCAACAGCCAGCCGAGCCCCGCGATGGGCTTCGACTACGCCGCCAACGAAGTGCAGTTCCAGGAGCAGGACTTCCAGGCGAGGTACAAGCCGACCGGCTTCGCGGGCCTGGTCACGCAGGACGCCTACGACCTGGCCCAGGGCTACGGCGACCCGTTCGCCATCAGCACCTTCCAGGTCCTCAACCAGGTCCTCATCGGCGACGACCGGCAGCTCATGGGCGGCCAGTCCTTCCCGCTCGCCCGGCCCGCGGCACCCACGCTGGCCACCTCGACCACGGGCGGCACCATGGCCGCGACCACCACCGTGTACGTCGGCGTCGCGGCCCGCACCGGCACCGGCTACTACTATGGCAACGGCAACAGCCAGGGCAATAGCGCCAGCATCGCGACCGGTGCCGGTTCCACCAACTCCGTCTCGGCGACGGTCGGTTCGGTGCGCGGCGCGGTCTGCTACGACTGGTTCCAGTCCGCCAACGGGACGACCTGGTACTACTACACGACCACCACGGTGAACGCGGTCACCATGACCAAGATCATCAACGCGAACCAGGCGCTCCCCACCCTCAACGCCGCCCCTGACCTGTCCACCTCCTGGCAGGGCACCGCCAACGCCTCCCCCACCTACAACGCCGCCGCCGACAACGGCTCCGCTGCCCCCGCCGAGTACGACGGCTTCCTCGCCAGCCTCGCCGGCGACTACAACGGCGCCGGCCAGTGGGGACAGCCCGGCACCGGAACCGCCAACCCCTCCATCAACAACTCGCTCAACGGCGCCGCCCTCACACTCACCGGCGGCAGCATCACCGAGATCGAGAACCTGCTCTTCCTCCCGCTCTGGCAGCAGGTCAAGTGCTCGCCCACCGCCATCATGGTCAACGCCGTCCAGGCCCAGTCGATCGCCAACCTCATCCTCGGCTCGTCCTCGGCGACCACCTACCTCAACACCGACTCCGCCGGCCGCGTCTCCGTCACCGCCGGTGGCCGCGTCGGCGAGATCGTCAACGCCCCCGCGGGCGGTGTCACGGTCCCGATCGAGGTCCACACCTCCCTCCCGCCGGGCACGATCATCGCCCGCACCGACCGCGTGCCGTTCCCGCAGGCCAACATCCAGAGCGTCCTGGAGTACCGCGCCCTGCGCGACACCGCCCAGTTTGACTACGGCGTCTCCCGCATCGCCAACACCGCAGGCGGGGGCCCGAGGCGCGAGTACGAAATCCGCAGTGTCGGAGCCTTCCTGAACCGCGCGCCCGTGGCGATGGCGTCTTTGCAGAATGTCGCCTGACACCCGGCGATGACCTGCAGTCCGTCCACGCCAGTTGCAGAGCCGACAACGGCCTTCCTGCCGAACTGATGACAGGAGGGCGGTTCGTAGTGGCCGGGAACTAAGCACTCCCGGCCACTCTGCAACCGTCGACAAACAGAAGGAGGCCCAGATGCCGCCGGCCCGTGCGGGTGTACCTATGCCGAACTTCACTGCCACACAGGAGCTGTTTCGCGCTGACGGGCTGACGCTGAACAGCAACTCGGACAGCGTGACGGCCAACATCACCAACCAGGTCAACGGTGCAACCGGCGGCCTGATTGATGTCTCGTCGGTGTCGAACGGCCTGCTGGTCGTCAACGTGGCGAACGCCCCGACCGGCACCAGCCCGAGCCTGGCGGTCTTCTTCGACGTCCGCGACGCCTTCGGGAACTGGATTCTTACCTCGAACCCGACGGCGATCTCCGGCGCCGCCCTCGGCTTCGCGGGCACGGTCGCGGGCAACATCTCGACCGGCTACGGCCTCACCTACAACGGCCGGATCCGCTGGACGGTCACCGGGACTGGCAGCCCGACTTTCACTGGGGTCAGCTTCAGCCTTTACGGCCGCTGACCCGCCCTCATCCGCTCCATCACCCTTCGAGGAGAGCAGGCATGCGCCTCTACTCGCGTACGGGCGCGACCGCGCTCGAACACCCCGTCCATGGCCGTATCGAGGCCGACCCGGTTCACGGCGGGTTCGACCTGCCGGAGGAACTCGCCGAGGAGCTGCAGTCGTTTCCGACCTGGGAGACGGACGTGGCTCGGCAGCACCGTCTGATCGCGGAGGAGATGGAGCGGCGCAAGGACCCGGCGACGCTCCTCGACGCGGTACAGCAGCTGGTGCAGGCGGCTCAGGCCGTGGGCGCGGCGCGGCAGGAGTCCGGCGCTGCCGGGCAGGCCGAGGAGTCTGCTCCCGCGAAGGCCGCCCGCGGGCGGAAGGCCGCCGCGAGCCGTCCGGACCCGTCCTCCGAGTAGCCGCCTCATCAGGCCGAGCGCGCAGTCGCGCACCGATCCGAGCAGGGGGTGAGTGGCTGTGGCGACGCCGTACATCACGCCGGGGATGCTGCTGGCGCAGCCGGCGGGGATCAGCTGGAAGGTGATGCCGACCTTGACCGCTGATGCCTCGTCGCAGTTCGCTCAGCTTCAGCAGGTGTGCTGGAGTGCGACGGCCGTCGTGGACACCTACTGTCGGCAGCCGCTGCGGGCGACGGTGGTGACGGAGACGCAGGCCGGTCCGGGCGGGTCGCGGGTCTCGGTGGACCGGCACACCCGGATGGGCGCGGTCGTCGCGCGGCATCGGCATCTGTCGGACGTGTGGGCGGTGCTCTTGTCACCGGCGCGCACCTTTCCTTCGGTGTGGTCACCGGTGCCTGCCGGCCAGTTCCGGCTCCGCAGTTCAGCGGCCTTCGCCGGGCCGGTTCCGGCGACGGGCCCGTCGGGTGGCAGTGCCATCGACGTGGCTCCGGGCTGGATCGACTGGCGGCAGGGGCGGGGCGGCTGGCAGGTGCAGACGTCCTATACGTCGGGTTGGCCGCACGCAGGCCTTACCGCGCCTGCTGCCGCGGGCGCCATGTCGATCAGTGTGGACGACGTGACGGGCTGGGGCGGTGCGCATGGCACGGCCGGGTTTTGCTACGACGGGGCGTCCACGGAGACGATTGCCGTGAGCGGCGCGACTGCCACCGCCCCGGTGGTGCTTCCGAACACGGCAACTGCGGTGCAGACCGGGCCGGGCACCGTTCAGCTCGCCCAGCCCCTGACTCAGAACCACGCGAGTGGGGCTGTCGTGTCGGCACTCCCGCCGAACGTGATTCACGCCGCGGTTCTCGCCGCCGCAGTGGAGGCCCTGGAGGGAATCGACGCCATTGCGGCTCAGTCTCTGTCAGGGCAGCTGGCAGGCGGAACAGGGGCTCTGGCGACCGAGGTCGAGATGCTGCTCGACGACTACCGGCGGGTCGGCTGATGGCCCGCCGCCGGCCGAACCTCGGCAGCGGGGGTGCTTCCGGAACCGCCGGGGTCCTTCGGTTCTGGAACCGCACGATCACGATCATGCGCGGCACGGCCGTCAACGCGTACGGCGACGCGACGGACGTCGGGGTTCCCCTCTATACGGGGGTTCCGGCGGCGCTGGCGGAGACCGAGCAGGTGGCCTTCGACTCGGCGAGCCAGCGGCAACAGATCATCCGCTCGATCACATGCAACGTGCCGAACTGGGCCGATGTACGGACCACGGACACCATCCGGGACGAGACAACCGGCCGCTACTTCATGATCGAGAACATTCAGGAGCAGCCCGGCATCGGCTACTACCCGCCGCCGAAGACACTGACGCTGCGCCTGAGGTCGGGCGTCACCGCCGCATCGGACTGAGGAGGCTGCCATGGCGCACGCTGAGATCGACGGAGCCTGGGAACACGAAGTGACGAGCGCCCTGGGCCGGCTGTTCGTCGAGCGGCTCGGCCCGGCCATCGCAGCCGACGCCGCCCGCTACTGCCCCCAGCACACCGGGGCGCTCGCCGCCAGCATCGAGCACCACATGGAAGGCCAGGATCTCATCGTGTCCGCGACTGGCGGAGCTGAGGGCCGCACCTACGCCGCCTACGTCGAGCTCGGCACCGGCCCGCACATCATCCGCCCCAACGGCAAGCAGGCCCTGTACTGGGAAGGCGCCGCGCACCCGGTCCGAGAGGTGCACCACCCGGGCACCCGGCCGCGACCTTTCCTGCGGCCCGCGCTGTACCAGCAGCGCGGCGACTGACCGAGGGAGGCGAGGTGACCACTCCCCTTCCGCTGGAGGCCACCGACGAACTCGTCTGCGCGCAGTGGATCGCCACCATCCCAGGGTTCACCCCGGCCATGGTCGGAACGACTCTGCCTCCGGACGTCAACGCCGACGGCTCCCTCGCCCCGTGGGTCGCCACCGGGTTCGTCACCGTCGCGGTGGTTGGCGGCAACCCTGACCCGCTTCTGCCAGTCAACTGGCCTGTGCTGCAGGTCGACTGCTGGGCCACCGTGCCGGGCAGCAACAAACCGCCGTGGCACCAGGCCGCAGCCCTGGCCGGCGCCATCCGCCGAGCCACCTGGGACCGGCGGGCCGTCTCCCGGCCCTTGCAGATCACCGCGAACGGGGTCGCCTACCCGGCTGCGGCGGTGCGCTCCGCCTACCTGACGACCGCGCCCCGCCGCCTGTACGACGACCAAGGCGACTACGCCCACTACCAGGCCGATCTGTCGCTGTCGTGGGTGACCGTCAACGACCGCCTCTACTGAGCGAGGAATCCATGCCTCTGGTCCGCACCACCTTCTTCGACGACCTGGTCGAGGTCCCCGACGACGAGATCCCGGTGCTCCGGGCTCAGGGCCTGCTGGTCGGGGAGTCCGCGCCGCAGCCCGCCGCCGACCCTGTTCCCGTCAAGCCGACCGCCTCCAAGACGAAGGACGCCTAATGGCCCGCCTCGCCCTGACCGCGACCAGCCAGCCGAAGACCGGCGCGGCATCCCCCCTCAACCTCACTGCCCTCCTCACCGCCGGCACCCTCGGCGCCAACACCGGCGTGAGCTTCGTCAACACCGGACGCGAGGTCCTGCACATCTCCATGGGCGCGGGCGCCAGCACGGTGATCGTCAACATCGGGACGACCATCGAGGGGCAGTCCGTCACTGCCATCACGGCGTCGCTGACCTCAAGCGCGACCAACATCGTCGGGCCGTTCCCGTCGGACGAGAACCAGCCCAACGGGCAGATCTACGTGGACTTCGGTACCCCGGCGAGCGTCAACGGTGTCGCCCTGCTTCAGAACGCCGGCGTCTTCTAGCCCGGTCCCGCAGTACCGCCCCCCGGCCCGCTGTGCGGGCTTTTTTCATGCCCGCGCCCGGCAGTGGCGCCTGACCCAAGGGGATGAGTCCCATCGCCGTCAACGCTGCAAATCTCGTACTCGGCCCGGCGCGACTCTACGTCGCCCCATTCGGCTCGACCGAGCCCGCCGACTCCACCGTCACTCCGAACGGCCCCACGACCCCGCCGTCCTCCCCGTGGACCGATGTCGGCGGGACCGACGGCGGCGTCACGTGGGAGGTCGACAACACGTACACCGGACTTCAGGTCGACCAGATCACGATGGAGGTCGGCGCCCGCCTGACCGCCATGAAGATGACGGTGACCGCCAAGCTCGCAGAGATGACGCTCGGCAACCTGCAGACGGCGCTCAACAACATCGGCACCCTGGCCACCAACAGCGGCTACTCAACGCTCGACATCCCGGTGACCTCGGCCTCGACGCAGCCCAGCTACGCGGCCCTGATCATCGACGGCTGGGCGCCGATGCTGTCCAGCGGCCAGCCGGCACTGCGCCGCGTCATCGTCCGCAAGGTCCTCAGCCAGGTCAAGGCGCAGCTGTCGTACGACAAGAAGACCCAGCAGGCCTACGACTGCACTTTCTCGGCGTACTACGTCAGCAGCAGCATCCCTCCGGTCCACATCGTCGACCAGACGGCGTGAGCTGAACCGATCCGTTCCTGCCGCCCTGAAGGGGGACCATGGCCGCGAAGGTCACCGCCAGTAAGAAAGCCGCCGCCCGCCGCCCCACTCCCGCGCCCGCGGCAAGCCCGGCCGAGTCTGACTTCGGGGTGCTACGCCTCACAACAAGTCCGCAGGTGGATGAGGAGCGGGTGCCGCTGTTCTACATCGACGACGTCGAGTACTGCATCCCGAAACGGCCGCGGATGAACATCGCCCTGCAGTACATGCACCTCGCCAAGGACCAGGGCGACGCAGTCGCGACGGACTACCTCCTCGGCAGTCTCCTGGGCGAGGAAGGCTACCGGGCTCTGCGCGAATTCGACCAGCTCACCCCGGAGCAGTTCCAGCACATCACCGCCATCGCTACCCGGCAGACCATGGGCGCTCTGGAGCTCCCAAAAGCGTAGTCGACCGGGTGGTCCAGGTGGGCTGGGTGCTGGACCATCTCGACGATCTGGCCAGCGACTTCTCTGTCTTTCACCGGATTCCCGACGTCACGGTCCTGGACGGGCCGACGTTTCTGCGGCTGGCGTGGCGGATGCCCGCCTACGAGGGCGTGATGCGGGCCAGGGCTGCCGCCTCCCAGGAGGAGGACACCGGCGCCGGGCCTACGCCTCGGATGGCGCCCGGCCGCCACGAGGAGATCAACCCCGGGACCCGCACGGCTCTGATGGCCGACCCGGCATTCGCCGGCCTGTTCAGTTACGGATCGTCTCGGGGGTGAGCTGTGCCCGAGGGCTTTCGTATTGCGAGCGCGTGGGTGAAGGTCTCACCTGACTTGGAGGGCTTCCGGGAGGAGCTCCAGGCCAAGCTGGACGAGGCAACCACCGGTGTCGTGGGCCGGGTGCGGGTCGTCCTGGACTCGGCGGAGTTCGACGCGCAGTCGGGCGAGGTCAAGGCCAAACTCGATGAGCTCGGTGGCGAACGGGCCGAGCCGTCGGTGCACCTGGAGGTTGCAGGGTTCGAGGCCAAGGCCGAGGACGCGCGCGCCCAGTTGGAGGAGCTGGGCGGGCGGCGGGCGGGTCCTGAGCTGCACCTGGAGGACGCCGAGTTCGAGGCCAGGGTCGACGACGCCAGGGCGCGGATCGACCGCCTGAGTCACGACCGTGCCCGTCCTGACATCACGCTGGACACGGCCGCGTTCGATGCCCGGCTGGACAGGGCCGAGGCCCGCCTGCACGCTTTCGGGACCAGGGAGGCGTCTGCCCGCCTGAACGCGTCCGCGAGCCGCTCCGGAGGCGGTAGCGGGGGTGGTGGTAGCGAGGGCGGCAGTCTGCTCGGGGGCCTGGGCGAGCACCCGATGCTGGCTGGCGTCACTGCTGGCATCACCTCCCTGCTGCCGAGCGTCGGCGGGGCCGCGATGGGTGGCGGCCTCCTCGCAGGCGCGGGTGCCCTGGCTCTTGGGCCGGTTGCCAAGGCGCTCAGCGACGCCCACCAGGCCTCCCTGAACATCGGCATGACCCCGCAGCAAACTGCGGCGATCCAGTTCTCCAACTCTGTGCAGAAGCAGGGCGCGCAGGAGCAGGTCACCACAGCTCGCATGCAGCAGGCTCAGGACGCGATCACCGCGGCCCGCACGATCGAGACCGCGCAGATGAACCTGGCGTCGGTCGAGCGCAGCACCGCGGCGCAGCAGGTGCAGGCCCTGCAGTCGGTGGTGCAGGCCGAGCAGGGCGTCCAGCAGGCCGACTACGCGCTGTCCGAGGCGCAGTACAACCTGAACCAGGCGTGGGAGCGGGCGCGGGAGAACCTGCGGGAGCTGAATGACCAGCTCGCGGACAGCCAGTTGAACGTCGAGCAGGCGCAGCTCGGCATCCAGCAGGCCGTCTACCAGCAGAAGTTGACGAACGAGAACGCCTACTCGACCGCCCTGGACCGGCAGCAGGCCGCTCTGGCTGTCGCGCAGGCTCAGCAGCGGCTCGTTGACGCGCAGGACCAGTTGGCCGCTTCCCAGTACAACGCGAACCGGGCGAATCAGGAGGGGATCGACGGTTCGCAGGAGATCATCAAGGCGAAGCAGGCCGTCATCGCGGCGCAGTACGGGCAGACCGACGCCCAGGCCCAGTACTCGATCGCGCAACAGGACCTGACGAACACGCAGCTCAATAACGCGACGCAGCTCAAAGAAGCGCAGATCCAACTGGCAGCAGCGGAGCAGGATGCTGCCTACCGGCGGCAGATGGACGCTCGCAGCGTCGAACTGGCCGAGCGGAACGTCGCCAACACGGTCAAGGAGCAGGAGCTCCAGTGGGCGTCGATGAAGTCCACGGAGAACGAGGCGGCGAACGCTCTCGCGAAGGACCTGGCGCGCATGACGCCTGCGATGCGCTCCGTGATGGAGCAGATCTTCGGGATGAGCGGCGCTTTCCGGGAGATGAGGGATGCCGCTCAGAACGCGGTTGCCCCGGGTTTGTCGCAGTTCATCACCGGCCTGTCTGAGTCGATGCCGGCGCTGACTGCCGGTGTGACGGGCATGGGGCAGGTCATCGGGCAGGCATTCGGCTCGATCGGCAAGGCGCTGCAGTCGACACAGGGCAAGGAAGTCCTGCAGGGGCTGATCGACAACGGCCTGCAACTCGTTAAGACGGTCGTCCCCGCGATCGGCGGCTTCGTCAGCGCGCTGGCGAAGCTTGGAGCGCAGAAGGGCGCAGCGGACGGTCTCGCAGGCGCGGTTGTCGGAATAGCCAACGCCTTGACCGCCGTGGCAAAAGGCTTGTCGCCGTTCGTGGGGTCGCTGTCGTCGGTTCTCGGCACTCTCGGCCAGGCGCTGGCGCCGATCGGCTCGCTGCTGGCTACGGTCGTCGGGCAAACGTCCCAGGCGCTCGCCCCTGCGCTTGCGGCTCTGCTGCCCGCCGTAACCACGCTGGCCGGCGCGCTCGGGCAGGGGCTGAGCCCGATCTTCCAAGCCCTGGGCGTGCTGTTGCTGCCCGTGGCCCAGGCGATCACTGGCGTCGTCCAGGCGTTCGCGCCGCTGCTGCCGGTCATCGGGGAGATCATCGGGCAGATCGGCCTCAGCCTGGCGCCGCTCCTGCAGGCGCTCGTGCCGATCGTGCTCCAGCTCGCCCAGATGCTGACGAAGGACCTGCAGGTCGGCCTACTCCAGTCGCTGCAGGCGATGCTGCCGCTGGTGCCGGTCGGTGTCAGGCTGATCGAGTCGCTTCTGCCGCTCGTCAGCCTGATTCTCAAGCTCGGTGGCATCTTCATCGACTTCGCCGCCAAGCTGATCGGCCCGGTGATCAGCGGGATCGTTGCCGTGGTCGCAGCGGTCGGCAACTTCGTTTCGAACTGGCGCGAAGCAGTCGACTGGGTCGAAGCCAAGGCCTCGTGGCTGTGGCACGGGGTGTTCGAGCCGCTATGGAAGGGAATTTCGGACGGCTCCCTCGCGTTCATCGGAATTTTCAAGACAGGGTGGGATTCCCTGAAGGAAATTTTCAAAACGCCGGTGAACTTCCTGATCAACACGGTCTACGACAACGGCATCGCGAAACTCTGGAACTCGGTCACCGGCGCGATCGGCATGCACAGCCTGGACCTGCCGATCATCACCGGTTTCGCCACTGGCGGCGTCATCCCCGGTTATGCCCCCGGACAGGACACCGTGCCGGCGATGCTCTCGCCTGGCGAGGGTGTGCTGGTGCCGGAGGCGGTGCAGGCCATCGGCCCCGACGTGGTGCACAGCCTGAACGCGGCCTACGGCGGCGGCCGGCAGTCTGTCGGCAACCACTTCTCCGGCGGCGGCATCATCGGCGGCATCGGGAAATTCGTCGGCGATCTGATCGACAAGGCTGTCGACATCGGGAAGATCACCGCCGCTCTCGCCACAGGCAACGGTGAGGCCTTGTCCAATGCGCTGAACAAGCTGGTCGGAACTCAGGGCGACGTCGGGAACTTCACCAAGTTGATGCTCGGCATTCCCACGTCGCTGATCAAGAGCATGGTGCAGGCGATCCTCGGATCGCACCCTGCCGCCCCCTCTGGCGGGGGCGGCGGGGTGATCCCATCCGGCGACCACCTCAGCATCATCGACCAGGCACTCCAGGCCGCCGGCGTGCCCCCGCCGGGCACGCAGGACGAGTGGCGGGCCGGGCTGAACACGTTGATCACGCGCGAGTCCGGCTGGAACCCGCGGGCCATCAACAACACCGATTCCAACGCTGCCGCTGGCGACCCGTCACGCGGCCTCGCACAGACGATCATGTCGACGTTCCTGTCGAACCACGTAGCGGGGACCAGCACCGACATCTACGATCCCGTAGCCAACGTTGCCGCGGCGATCCACTACATCGTGGGCCGCTACGGGAACATCAGCCGGGTACAGCAGGCCAACCCGAACCTGCCGCCGAAGGGCTATGACCAAGGCGGGTGGCTGATGCCGGGCACGATGCCAGTGAACGGGCTCGGCCGGCCCGAGGCGGTGCTGACGCCGGAGCAGTCGGAGGCGTTCATCGCCCTCGCGAGGCATCTCGCCGCACAGGGCGTCGGGGGCGCATCGGTCGGCCGACAGGTCACCGTGGAGCAGCACTACCACGGCACTCAGCTGCCGACGATCGAGCAGCAGGCCGACATGCAGCGGCGCCTGGCGCTCACGCTCAGTGGCGCCTGACCGCCCGCAGGAGAACACCGCAGAGCCACCGCGGTGTTCTCCTTCCGGGGCGGGCCGCCTACGCCTTGCTGATCCGGGTGACGCCCACCCACAACTGCTTGAGCTGGGAGGGAGTCAGTGACGGGTCGGGGTTGAGATTGACCTTCAGCGAAATCGACTTGCCCGGCCCGATGGGTGCCGTTGTCGCGTCGACTCCAAGGCCGCCAGACCGTCCGGTCGCGCTGCCGATGGCCTGGGCGACGTGGAAGGCGTACCGAACCGGCGCAGAGCAGGGGTTCGTGAACTCGAAGGTCACGATCGCCACGCCCACATCGGCCTGGGCGTCGAGGAGCTGGGCCTCGTTTCCAGAGTCGTCGGCCGGGATCGCGCACGGGTCGGCGGCGCTCTTCACGACCTTGACGTCGTCGAGGTCGGGCGCGCCCTGCGCCGGCTTGTACGGGAGGCGTGCGGCCGGGATGGCCACCTCCAGGCGCCCCGGCGTCTGCGATGCAGTGCCTGGCGCCGGGTCCGGGCCGGAGGCTGTCGTCGGAGCCGGTGCGGGCGCCGAAGACGTCGCTGCCGCAGGCGACGCTGGCGGGCTCTCCGTCTGGGCCGGCGTCCGGCTCGGCGGTGCAGCGGCCGGATGCGTGGTGGTACTGGCGCAGGCGGCAGTCAGCAGGACGACACCGGCGAGGGCCGGGATGACACGGCGCACTGATTCCCCAGGGGCTGTGACGAAATGGTGCGGCCAGTGTGGCAGCGCCGCGGGCCGGGCCTTGTGGCCCTTTGCCGGACTGTGACCGATTGCAGCGTGACGTGCCGGAGGTGGTGACGGATGGTTCAAGCCGTCGCAGGCCAGCCCTGGACGCTCTACCTCAACTTCTACAACCAGACCGGCGGCGCGCTCACTGATCCGTCCACGGTGCAGCTCGACATCACCTACGGTCAGCAGGTCGGCTTCGTCGCGGACGTCGCCAGCCCGTACACCTACCAGGGCGCCAGCCAACCCGTCTCGGGCCAGGTGTGGCGGATCGGCGTCGGCCAGTACGCCTGCACCTGGAACGTTCCCCCCACTGCTACGCAGGGCGTCTACGTCGCGAACTGGGCATGCCAGTACGGCAGCAACACGTTCCTCGGCGTCGAGGACTTCTCTGTCACTGGCGGGTTCACTCCGCCCGTCCCGGCGAGGGACACCGGGTTCTGGACCGGCGGCCTGATCTTCGGAAGCCTGGACATCGAGTTCGGGCAGGTGGACAGCAACGGCATCGCCTGGCTGTGGCAGAAGTTGGAGGGTTGGGACGGCCCCGACGTCCAGGGCGCCGGCGTCATCCCCCGCTCCGGCGACCACGGAGGCTGGGCGTCACCCCAGTTCTACGCCCCCCGCACCCTGACCTGGACCGTCACCGCGTCGGCCCCGACACAGGCCCTCCGAGACCAGGCCCGCGCGCTGCTCCAGCAGGCGGTGCCCATCAGTGGGCTGGCGCAGCTGCGCTACGACGAGCCGGTCCCCAAATACGCGTGGGTGCGGCGCAGCGGAAAACTGACCGAGGCCTACCCCACCCTGACCGACGTCACCTTCACCGTCGGCCTGGTGGCACCGGACCCGCGCAAGTACGGCACCGTGCAACGGTCGCTCGTGATCGGCGTGGTGCCCGCCACCGCGGGCGGCAGCATGGTGACCCCGTTCACGGTGCCGTTCACCGTCAAGGCGTCGCCGCCCCCGGGCGTGTCCGTCGCGAACAACGCCGGCGGTTTCGCATCCCCGCCGGTCGTGGTCATCACAGGCCCGGTCACCGGGCCCACCCTGACCAACCTGACCACCCGGCAGACGGTCTCGTGGTCGACCCTGACGCTCAACACCGGCGACACCCTCACAGTCGACTTCCTGAACCGCCAGGGCTTCGTGAACGCCTCCACGATCTCCACCACCCCGGGCGTTCCGTCCGCCGGCGGCACGTTCTGGCCGGCCGACCTCAACTCCGGCTGGTGGCAGTTGTCGGCGGGCTCCAACCAGGTGCAGTACGGCGGCGGAACAGGCACCGGATCCACCGCGACCATCTACTGGCGGGACGCGTGGGTGTGACACCGCGCCGCAGGGAGGGACTCCAATGGCAACACAGGTGACCACCAGCCTGCCCATGTGGCTCACGGGCGCCACCTACGACGCCAACAGCGGCAACGACCTACGTAACAGTGGGGTCACCGCCTACTTCTACGACCAGGGCATCGCCACTGGCACCACGATCGGCGTCCTGGGTGGTGTCGTCGGCGGCACCGGCCTGGCGGTGTCCGCGGGCACTGGCATGACGGTCACGGTGCAGCCCGGCTCGTACGTGGTTCCGAACTCGTCGACCCCGACGGCAGGCGGCTACGCGTCGACCCTGTCAACCCAGGCGACGCTGACCGTGCAGACCGCGGATCCGTCGAACTCCCGGATCGACATCATCGTCGCGTATGTGTCCGACGTCGGCAGCTCATCCTCGTTCGGGGCGATCCAGATCATCACCGGCGTGGCCGGGCCCTCGCCGTCGGTCCCTACGGCCCCGGCGAACTCGATCACCCTGGCGCGACTGACGGTCACCGCCGCAGCAACATCCATCACGGCCGGGATGCTCTCGGACGTACGGCCGTTCACCGTCGCCACGGGCGGCATCCTCGTCGCGCCGCGCGGCACGGTGAACGGCTACAAGGGGCAGATCGCCTACGACCCCGCGTCGAACGCGTTCTACCACAACAACGGCACCACCAACGCCACCCAGCTGCACGTGCTGCCGTGGGTGCCGATCATCCAGACTCGGAACACCAACTTCGTCTTCGATGGCAGCGAGCAGACCGTACTGTCGGCCACGATCACCACCGACGGCAACACCGACATCGAGATCTACTTCAAGTACGCGGGAATCGGCTGCAGCCTCGGCGGCACGTTCATCGCGACTTTCCGCATGTACATCGACTCGTCGGCGGTCGACGGCACGTGGACGCCAAGCCTGCCCGGCGACGGCACGATCTACAACGGCTCCGCCTGGTCGTACTTCACGAGTTCGGGCGCGGGCGACACGCCTAGCGCCGGGACGCACACGGTGAAGGTGACCGTCCAGAACGGCAGCGGCCTGTACTCGACGACGATCGCCGCCAGCGCCACCGCCAAGACCTTGCTGCGCGTTGGGCCGGGCGGGATGTGAGTGAGCACCTACACCTACGCCTCCACCGACCTGATATCCGGCCGGGTCCTCGCCGACAGCCTGCCCCTCACCGTCCAGTCGTTCGGAATGCAGCTCAACGGCTCCGGCACCCTTACCGGAAGCCTCGCGCTCAACGCCGAGCCTGCGGTCAACGCGCCCGCCATCGCCGCGCTGGAGCCGCGTCGCTCCGTCCTGTGGGTCCTGCAGGACGGCTACCCCGTGTGGGCAGGCATCGTCTGGGACTGGCCCGACCAGGGACGACAGCCCGGGACCCTGCCGATATCCGCGCAGACCATCGACACTCTGTGGTCACACCGCCTGGTCACCGACACCATCATCTACCAGCAAGTCGACTTGTTCACCGCCTTCATGGACCTGTGCCGGTACGGCACGTCCAAGCAGTCGGGGTACATCTCATCCGTCTCTCCGGCAGCAACCCGGACCCCGGCTTACCTGGCGATGGTCGCGCAGAACGGCGGCGTGGCACGTCTGGTGATGCCGCAAGGGACCGCGGGCACCGCCGGGGTGCCGTGGACCGCCTCCTACACGTACTCGGACCTGACTCAGATCAGCGGCGCGTGGCAGGACATGTGCGCATCAGGGAACTTGGAGTACGCGTTCGTTCCCGGCCTCGACTCCTCCGGCAACCTCGCGATCTTCCTGCGGCTCGCCTACCTGCGGATGGGGCGTACCGCGGCCTCCTCCGGCTACAACTTGATCTATCCGGGCAACGCCATCGACTACGGCTACCAGCGCACCGGCAGCCAGAGCAGCAACATGGTGTGGGCCACCGCCCCGCCGAACGGCGCCGCTCTTCAGTGGCAGTCCGCCTACCCGCACGGCTCCGACCCCGTCGACCTCGCCGACGGCGTGTACCCGCTGATGGAATCCAACGTGTCCTGGCAGGGCTCATGGGTCGTTTCCCAAGCCCAGATCGACGGCTTCGCCGACGGCGAGGTCGCGATGAAAACCCGGGCCATGACCAACCCGATGGTGACCGTCGGCGCCGGATACCCCAGGGTGCGGGACATCATCCTGGGCGACGCCACCACCCTGGTCGCAACCTCGCCACTGCACCCGCCCGGCCCGAACGGCCAGCCCGGCCTGCAGCAACGGGTGCGCGTCGTCGGCTGGACGGCATACCCGCCGGGCCCGCAGCAGGCCGAGAAGATCCAGCTCCAGACATCCGCCGTCGGCGCCTGACCAGGAGAAAGGGAGCTGCTGATGACCCGCTACCCCGACCCGCTCGAATCGAGGTTCTCCGCAACGCTCCAGAACGCCTTGCAGCGAATCGGCCGGCTAGAGAACCGGACGACCAGCATCGACTCCGGCTTTCCGCTGGCCGCGCTGCCCGCAGTCATCGACCCGGCGTACAGCAGCGGCCAGCCCCGGGCATACATCAACGGCGCCACCGTCCTCACAGGCCCGTACCGGCGCCTGTCGTCCTACACCCCGGCTGCCAACGACAGCGTGCTCGCCATGCCAGTACGGATCGGCCAGGTCGGCACGTACGTCATCCTCGGGAAGCTCCTGTGACCGCGTCGATGTACGGCGCGGCGGACCGCGTCGCCAAGGCCGGCGACACCATGACCGGCCCGCTCGTACTCACCGGCAGCCCGCCCGCCCAGGTTCCCGCCGGCGCCGCCGTCGGCAGCGTGCTCACCTCCGACGCCTCCGGCAACCTCACCCTCCAGGCCCCCGGCGCGGTGTCCGGCACCGACTACCTCAACGTCAAGGCGTACGGGGCCAAGGGCGACGGCACCACAAACGACACCTCGGCGGTCCAGTCCGCACTGACCGCAGCCGCAACCAAGGGCGGCACCGTGTACTTCCCGGCCGGAACGTACGTGCTGTCCTCCGCGCTTGCCCCGGCCAACCAGGTCAGTCTCCTCGGCGCCGGGCCGGGCGCCACCGTGCTCAAGCAGACGTCCACCAGCGCGCACGGCGTCGCCTACAACCCCACCACCCTCAACTACGTCTCCGTCCGGAACCTGACCCTGCAAGGCCCGGGATCCGGTACGGGAGTCGGCCTGTTCGTGCAGGCCAACAGCGGCGCGAACCCGGTCACCTCATGCCAGGTCAACAACGTCGCCGTCACCGGGTTCGGCAGCCACGGCGTCCAGTTGGTCACGCTCACCGGATGCAGCCTCGCCTCGGTCAGCGTCTCCAGCGTAGGCGGGCACGCCTTCTATCTGTCCGGGGGCACCGGAAACGCGCTCGACGCCTGCGCCGCCGTCGGCAGCACCAGCACCCAGCAGGGCTTCAACCTGTCGTCGGTCTCGTACACCACCCTCACCGGGTGCAAAGCGTCCGCGTGCGGCGGCGGCTTCCTGATCACCAGTGGGTCCGGCAACGTCCTCAACGCCTGCGGCGCCGACACGATCGTCGCCCAGGCCAGCCAGGACGGATCCGGGTTCAAGGTCTCCGGCGGCTCCGTCCACACCCTGACCGGCTGCTACAGCACCGTCAACAAGGCCGCGGCGTTCTGGGTCACCGGGAGCGCCACGGGCGTGTCCCTGATCGGCGTCCAGGAGGCCTCTCCCGGCGCCGGCGCGACATCGTCCATCAAGGTCGACACCGGATCCAGCGCCACCGTCATCGACAGCGCCACCGTCACCGCGACCAGCTACGCCTCGTCCACGACGAACAGCGTCACCGCCGCCGCCGTCACCCTCCCGGGCGCCGTCACTGCAGGCAGCGCCAGCGTCACCGGGAGCCTGAGCGCAGGCAGCGGATCCGTCTCCGGCAACCTGTCCGTCACTGGGAACCTGACGGTGTCGGGCATCGGACAGCGGGTCGCCGCCTACAAGGCCTCCAACCAGTCGGTGACCAGCTCCACGACCTTGGTCAATGACTCCGCTCTCGTCGTGGCACTGGCGGCCAACGCTACGTACCGGATCGACGGTTACATCTCCTACACCGGTGACAACTCGCCCGCCGGCGACCTTCAGTGCACCCTCACGGTCCCCAGCGGGGCCACCGGCTCCTGGTCGTCGTTCGGGGTCCCAACCGGCGCCCTGACGGCTTACGACGCGGTGGCGATCGGCTTCGCGACGACCCGGCGGCTCGGCACGAATGGCGCCGCAACGCCGATGGCGCTCAGGCCCGGCGGCGTGGTGGTCACCAGCGCGACGTCCGGCAACCTGCAGTTCCAATTCGCGCAGGGCGCGTCCAGCACCACGTCTACCACCGTCAGGTCCGGCTCTGTCCTGATCGCCACCCGCATCGCCTGACGGGCACCACCTCGCTATCACACCCCTGGAGGACCCATTGGCGCTTGCCAGCCTCGCCTCTCTTGACCAGCACAAGACCAGCGGATTCCCGCCCGGCTACCCGCAGGACGTGCGCACCTGGTACTCGCCGGTCGACGACGTCCACGGCGTCCTGCTCGACCTCGTAAAGTCGGCGAGCACCTCGCTGGTGGTCGCCATGTACGGGTTTGACGATGACGATCTTGCCGACGCGATCCGGGAGAAGCTCGCCGACGAGCACGTGTTCGTGCAGCTCACCCTCGACTCCAGCCAGGCCGGCGGTGTGCATGAGCGGGCGATCCTCTCCCGGGAGGGCTACCCGGCGTCGAGTGTCGCGATCGGGCGCAGTGAGCACGGCCAGATCATGCACATGAAGATGGTGATCGTTGACGGCCTTGACGTTGTCACGGGCTCGACGAACTGGTCCCATTCCGGCGAAGCGCTCCAGGACAACCAGACGACCGTCATCCGGGACCCGCTCGTCGCCGCCGAGGCCCGCGCCCGCATCGACGCCATCCACCACCACATGCTGAACGCGACGAAGCAGACAGGCTCGTGAGGGCCGCCGACGCCCCGGGGCCCTCGGAGCACCTGCACCCGGCGAACCAGGCCCGGCACGACGATCGGACGCTCGGCGACCGTGTCGCCGACGGTCTGGCCGGCGGCATGGGCAGTTGGCGGTTCATCATCGCCCAGGCGGCGTTCACCGGCGCCTGGATCGTGGCGAACACCGTCCATGGCTGGTCCCGCTGGGACGAGTACCCGTTCGTCCTGCTCAACCTCGTCTACTCGTTCCAGGCCGGCTTCACCGGGCCGATCCTCCTGCTCAGCCAGAACCGGCAGGCGGAACACGACCGCCTGCGCGCGGAGCACGACTACGAGGTGGACAGGGAGGCGCTGGCCTGGACGAAGGCCATCGCCGCACACCTCGGCATCCCCGATCCGGCGGCCGAAGTGACCGCCATCGACGGCACTCTCACCCGCAAGGAGGACCGATGACCCGAGCCCTCGGACGGTTCGTCGACCACGACCCGCGCTCCCTGGCATACGCCCACGGGGTCCTGCCGCAGTCGGCACTGACCACCACGTCGTGGACCCGGCGTATACCCGTGCTCGACCAGGGCCAGCTCGGGTCGTGCACCGGAAACGCCGCGACCGGCCTGCTCGGCACGGACAGTGCCGGCCGCATGGGGGCCGTCACCGTCACCATCAGCGCGGCCGGTGCCGCCGCATCCCACGGCGCCTTCCAGGCTGGCGAGCACGTCCTCGACGAGGCCTTCGCTGTCAGTCTCTACTCGCTGGCCACCGTGTTGGACGGCGCGCCCGGGCAGTACCCTCCCGCCGACACTGGGAGCAGCGGTCTCGGCGTCGCCAAGGCCCTCAAGGCCCTGGGCCTCGCGACGTCGTACACGCACGCTTTCGCCCTGTCCGCGGTGCGCTCCGCTCTGCAGTCCGGTCCTGCGCTGCTCGGCATCCCCTGGCTGAACTCGATGTCCGATCCCGCCTCCGACGGGCGGATCCCGGTCGACCCGGCGTCCGGCGTCGCGGGCGGCCACGAGATCGAGATCACCGGCTGGGACGCCGACACCGACCGGTTCTGGCTCACCAACTCGTGGGGCGGCGATTGGGGGCAGGGCGGGCGCGGCTACCTCGCCGCGCCGGACCTGCAGTGGCTGCTGTCCCAGCAGGGCGACGTCACGGTGCCCGTGCTCTCCACCCCGCCCACCCCGACCCCGGCGCCGGCCGACCCGGACGCCGCGTTCGCGGCTGCGGCCCACTCCTGGCTGGCCGCCAAGGGCCTGTGAGAGGAGGGACCGTGGCGCTCGCACGCGGTTACGACGTCTCCGACTACCAGTCCTCGATCCCTGCGGACGCGCAGTTCGTCTTCATCAAGGCGACCGAGGGTGCCCGGACCAGCCAGCGGGGCTACACAGCCAAGCTCGCCGACGCCCGCAGCCGCGGGCTGGTCGTCGGCCACTACCACTTCATCCACTGCGAGAACCCGGTCCAGGGCGAGATCGATCACTTCTGTCAGGTGATTGGCACCGTCCCGCCTGGCGAGCTGCTGGTGCTGGACTTCGAACCGTACGGTCAGCCTGTCTCAGACGGTACCGCGACGGCGGCGAAGAACGCGTGGCTGGCGGCGGTCAAGCAGCGCTACCCGAACAACCGGGTCGGCTTGTACACCAGCGCCGATTGGTGGCGCCGGACCGATGACAACGCTGGCGACTTCCTCTGGATCGCCGACTACGTCCAAGCTGGCTCCCCGAGGATCCAGGCTGCCTGGCGTTTCCACCAGTTCGCGGACACGCCGCTTGACATGGACGTCTACAACGGCAGCTTCGACGAGCTTCGGGCCTGGGCCGGCGGGACAGTTCCGCAGCCCGTCCCGCCTCCGACGCCGGGCGCACCCGCGGCGTGGACGTCGCCGGGACGAGTACCCCGAGCTGCGTGGGGCGCGGCGGCCCCGACAGGCGCCTACACCCCGATGGCAGGTGCCCTCGGCGTAAAGATCCACTACCTGGGTGAGGCCTACCAGTTCGGCGACCACTCCACGTGCGCCGCGTACGTCCGGAAGGTCCAAGCCGCCCACATGGTTGACCCCGTCCAGCACTGGATGGACATCGCCTACAACGAGCTGGTGTGCGAGCACGGCTATCGGTTCGAAGGCCGTGGCCACAACGTCAGGTCCGGCGCCAACGGCGACCAGACGCTCAATGCCCAGCACTACGCGATCTGCGCACTCGTCGGATCGTCCGGCTACACCGTGCCAACCGACGCCCAACTCCAGGGCCTGCGCGACGCCATCGAGGACTACCAGGCCAACGCCGCCGCCGGGCCCGAGATCAAGGGCCACAGGGACGGCTACCAGACCGACTGCCCCGGCGGACCGCTCTACGCGTGGGTCCAGGCCGGCGCCCCGCGCCCCATCGAGGAGGACGACGACATGGCCGCACGTACCGACGACGAGATCATCGCCCTGGTCACCAAGGGGGTGTTCGCTGCCCGCGACGACGTGACCTGGTCAGGCCGCCACTATGACGGCGACGGGTCCCCGAGCCTGCTCGACCTGATCGCCCAGATCCCAGCCGCCGTATGGGAGCACGGCCTTCCGAACGTGGATGTCAACTGGCAGCAGCGGACCGGCGACGACGCTCTCGTGCCCGCGAAGTGGTTGGCCGCCGCGGTTAACCCGCTGCAGCTGCAGCTTGCTGCGGCCCGCGCCCAGATCGCCGCCCAGGACGCCGTCGTCCAGACCCTCCTCGACCGCACCGCTGGCGTCGACACCGCCACCGTGACGGCCGCCATCGAGGCCGCCGTCACTAAGGCCCTCGCCGCCGGCGTCGACATGCACGTCACTACCACCCCCACCGCCCCTGCCTCGAAGGAGACTTCCTGATGGCCCAGATCGAAACCAAGGTCAAGGCCGCCGCGGCCGCCACCTACCTCGGCACCACCTCGCTGCTCGCCGGTCTCACCGCGGTGCAGGACCATCCCGGACTGGTCGGCTGGCTGCCTGAGTGGCTCGCCCCGTTCGTCCTGGCGATCGTGCCGACCGCGATCGCCGGGGTGGCGGGCTACCAGGCCCGGCACACCCCGCGCCCGGACCTGGTTCCGCCCCTCGCAACCGTCAAGCCGCTGGAGTCGTGATGCGCGGGGCGGTCCACCGGGCCGCACGCCGGGTGGGCCGCCGCGGCGCCGTCCTCGCCCTCAAGGGCGTCATGGCGGGCATCTACGGCTACAGCCTGCTCGTCCAGCCACCCCAGGACACCCGGGGCATCAGGCTGTTACTCGACCTGATGCCCCTGCACCTATGGGCGTGGGCGTGGATCGCTGCGGGCCTGCTCGCCATCGTCTGCGCGTGGCGCCCACCGGGACGGGACTGGCCCGGCTACCCGGCCATCTACCTCGTCGTCGCCCCGTGGGCCCTGGGCAGTCTGGCTAGCTGGTGGCTGTACGACAACCCCCGCGGCTGGGCCAGCGCCGTCGTCTGGGGCTCGTTCTGTGGCGTGGCGCTCATCGCCGCCGAATGGCCCGAACCACCGCACGACCAGCACGACCGGAGGCGCCCGTGA